TCTAGGTGACTCTCACAGTGTGTGCACAACGCATAAAAAATTATTTTATAATGTTAAAATGTGGGCAGTTATACAGTATATGTATTAGTTTCCCACGGGACAGATAAAAAATAAAGTTAAATATTGCCTATATATTATCATTTGGGATAACATACAGGCTTTATTTAGTTAATCAGCCAAGGGCATAAAAAAGTCCCATACCTCCGAAGAGGCATGGACTTAATGTTATGCAAAGGCTTTAGCCATTTCAATGTCTTCCCAATGTTGAGACATTTCAGGTGAAGTATAGCGTTGGTATTGCTCACTCCACTCCAAGGTAATTGTAGTTGGGTGGTCAAGACCATGGATGCGCTTAAAGAACAGAGGTTGAGTCTCTTCTTCATCAGCGTATCTTACTTGCGCTTCAGGTGTATTCTCAAGGTATTCCTCAATATCTGTTGTTACTACAAAGATACCTTGGATAATACGCTTGCCTGTTTCTTCATCATACTTGTTAGTAATTCTGCGTTTTAGAAATTTTGCTTTCATAATTTTAATCTTTAAAGGTTAATTACTTATCATCTATAGAAACTGTTTAAACCGCGTAAGCGGGAATATGTTATAAAGAAAGTAAGGCGCCGTAAGGCGCCGTTATACATTAGTAAATGTCATAGATAGTTTCTCTACGCTCATACAGAAAGCATTCTACACGCTCTTCTATTGGCATACTATCTTCCGGGTAATAGAATTGTGTTAAGTCTTCATCCATGGTAATATAATTTTGGTTATTGTTCTATAGAAACTGTTACGCGTTATACTTTACAGACATACCCACGGTATACTGTTAAGAGACATGGTAAGAAAAAACAAGTAGGGTAAGAGACATTGCATATGATATCTCTTACCTACTTGGAGCTCTTGTTCTTGAGTAGGATGCTCACCCCTACTTTCATCACATAGTGATTAAGTATGCCTTACACAGTAGGTACCTACCTTGTGCCCTGGGTTAAGGCTCATCACATAATCAAAAGTTTTTGATCCCAGGAAACGCGTTAGTAATTATAATACTAAAGAAACTGTTTAATAAAAATGAGTAAGTACACAGAACACCGTACAAAATATACTTACCCGTTATTAAGATCCATTAAGGTATTCTATTTGCTAACTCCGAAAAATTAACTCTCTTAATAACTAAACAAAAGTAGAAGGTGATCAGCCTTCTCCTTTCTATCTCACAAAATACCAAGCAGGGCAGCTGATACTAGTACTTTGTTTTGACTACAAGGCTATAGAAACTGTTTAAACTTTACGTAGTAAAGGAATACAATATGTTAAGCCCCTATAAAGAAAAGAGGAAGCCTAAGCTTCCTTCTTCTTACAGATGTTGAATACAACGTATTCTCCAGCAGTATGGATTTCATACTTACGTAAGATGCCAGTAGTAATCCACTGGTTAATCTTTGTCTGAACTTTAGTCAGACCTTCTGCATCATTGGCCATGACGCTTTCAATAAGGACCTTATAGTTTTCCATGGTAAAAAATTTAGATCTCTAAAGAAACTGTAAGAGTAAGGGCTCAACATAAGCTGAGCCCCTAACATTAGAATGGTAAGTCATCCCAACGAATTGGATCTGGGTTACTATGATAGTTAGCGCTAAAGAACCAACGCTTATAGTCATGCAACCATGGGAATGCTAGTTGCTTAGTCTCAACAACGCTGAAACTTTCTACACTACCACCAGGAGCATCATAGTCAGCTTCAAAGTCTATCATCTTTACAAGACCATCAGTATCTACATAAGTATACCAATCCAATCCTTTCAATTCAATAAGTGTCATAATAAAACGTTTTGATTAGTATATATCTAAAGAAACTGTACACACTCTGCTTTGTAGACCTTTACATAAACCAGGTGTTTTAAGTAAGAGAGCCTAAGCCCCCTTATCTTATCTATTCTCATACCAGTAACCATGTAGCATAGCAGCAGATACATGAGCAAACATAGCAAACCAAAACTTGGCGTCTATGCCCCAAGAGAAGTAGTTAGCCTCAGCACCAAAGGTTAACCCTATTAGGTACAATGAGATGAACGCAATTACTACAAAGACAAAGTGTCTAACAATAGTTCTAATAATCTTTTCCATAAAGCTTTATAATTTGATTAGTATATCACTAGAGAAACTGTTAAAGAATAAGGGAGAGCCTAAGCCCTCCCCTTCATTACATTTGCTTCAACATGAATAGCAGATGTTCCTTCCTTTCAACTAAGGTGAAAACCTTACGTTCAGTGAAGTCACTCCAGATATCATCTTTCTCTTGCTGGAGCACAGCTTGCAGCTCTCTCTCTGTCTGTGCAACTCTAGCTTTGATAGCTTCTTTCACTTCCCACATCTGGTCGTGAGTGTCATAGTTTAATTCCTTTGTCATAACAAAAATTTTTGATTAGTATTTTTCTAAAGAAACTGTTAGACTATGGGGGGTCCCCCTAACTTTTTTTTTGCCGGGGCTTTGTTTCTAGGGACTCTGCCTCCATGCAAAACACATTAAATTTTGGTATGAGGAGGGGAATGATTATAAAATTGCTGTGTACCGGGGAGTTTTAGTTTAGGTACTCCATAATTTTATCCATGATATAGGGTATAAGCTTTACGCATATTACTCCCAGTACTATTACTAGTAGGATTTTCATTTGGTGTATCTGTTAAGTTGTTCAGATATTCTAACTTTTACTACAGGATCTTCAACATGTTCATATGCTTCTTGTAATAGGTCTTTGATATCTTCAATGCCTTTACGTTTGGAGTGCATACGGTTAGCAGTTTCTACTTGGAAGAGGTGGTATGCAACTTCATCTGTAGATTTAAGTTTGTTATAGTATTTATCTAGGCGTACGTCTAGTTTACGTTTACGTTCTAGGTTGCTTACTGTAGGTATAGCTTTATGTAGTTCGTCAATACGTCCTTTGAGATATTGAATTTCTAGGAGTTTATGGATTTCGTGTTCTGTCATGTTAATAGTTTTTAGGAATTAAGTTTAAAGATATGAACCATCTGCCCCATCCGATTTCTAAGGAGTAGAAACCATTTAGATCTAGAGTATATCCTATAAGTATAGTGGGAAGTATGGAGAAGTGTCCCCAGGTTTTAAGAGTTGTTATCTCTAGAATCCAGTTTTTCATCTTGTAAACGTTTAATTTCTTTAGCATGATACATCATGCGTTTCATGTCAGTGTTAATACTATAACGGGCTTCTTGCCATTGTCTCATATGCCACTTAAGATCATTACTCTGTTCTTTTGCTTTCATTGTATTTTGCTTTTACTCTATCTGAGATGGGTATGCTATCACCATTCTCATCAATTCTTACAAATCTTATATTAGTTGATAGGATAACAGACTGCTGACCAGAGTATACGTTGTGTGCTCTAGCTTCAAGATAGAAAGTAATAGAGGTGTTACCAATGTGTACTACTTTACCATAGATCTTGATCAGCTGACCTTCTTTGGCTGGCTTTTTAAATAGGCATTTATCAATCATTACAGTCACCATACGTGGAGTGTCACAGACCTCCATGGCATACGCTGCCCCCGCTGCATCCAGCCAGGCTAAAAGTTTGCCCCCGAAGAGATTGGCATGAAAACCTAGATCACTTTTTTTAACGGGATGTGTGGTGATTAAGTTCATTGATTTGTGTATTGATCTCTTCTAGATGTTGTTTTATCTCCAGGGCCTCTTTAAGAGCTTCTAAACCACTGGATCTTTGAATATCATACAGTCTATGCTGCAGCCATTCACGTTCTTGTTGTAGTTTGTCTAGAGTCATATCACTAGTTTAAGTCCTACATGGACATAGTTCAAGTTTGGATTTACTTGCAATATACTAAAAGTTCCGTATAAGTGCTTGATTATCTGATAGTCAGCTCCTGCTCTACCAATAAGAAGGGTTGGATCATGGTTTAATCTGTATACAGGACCACCATAAATTCTTAATTTGCGAATTACAAATTCATACTGTGCAAATGTGTATGCAGCTCCATGATGTCCCTCACCCATTGCTAAGATACCAACAAACAGATTATCGTATCCAACCTCTGCTACAACGCCTTGTGCATGAAAACAAGATACATATCCAATTGCCCCAGACTTCTTATCAGATAGTAAGAAATCATTTATTGGATGATATGGGCTACACTCCTGTGCAGTGCTACCCAGCCAGAGGATAGTTAGAAAAATCGTAAGTAGGTACTTCACTGACGTAATAGTAGTTAAGAGTTAAATTGATTGAAGCTGTGGTATTCATATACCACTCTGGATATACCCCACTTTGATCTTGTATAAATATGGTTTCACTCATATTACTAAGATAATCATAAATTTTAAATATTTAAACTTATTTTGTATATTAGTAATGTAAACTTTAAAACTAACAACAATGTCTGAAGATAAAAAAGACTTGTCTCCACAGGAATACCAGGAGCGCAAAGAGAAGCTTCATGAGTTTTACACTAAAGAAGTAAAGTGGTTGCAAACTCAGCTAGAATATGAGGAGCTACTAAGAGATATATCTAAGGCTAGAGCAGAAAGATTGCAAGCAGACGCCTTTGTTTTACAAATGACTAACCCACAAGAAGGTGAGGACGATGCTGGTGAATAAAGTAGATAAGAGAGTTAAGCTTGATAAGCGTGAGGTTGTCAAGTATCAGATCCTTACATACTGTTTTCTGAATGGTGTGCAGGTAAGTGAGTCTGATCTTAACTGTCTTACTGAGCTTGGTCTTCTGGGTGAAGATGAGCTTACTTCTTTTTGCTCTAAGGTTGCGGAGAAAAATATATTTAAGTCTCCACAATCTGCACGTAATGCCATTACTAAAGCAGAGAAGAAGAATCTTTTGGTAAAAAACGGTAAGAACCGTAAGACTATTAAGCTAAATGATATATTGAACGTTCAAGTAAACGGTACTGTATTGCTTGATTTTAAATTTGTTTCTGTTGAAGCCAAAGAAGTACAGAGAAATACTGAAGAAGATACAGAAGCATAATGACTGGGATGAAGATCTCATGTCAGATGCGGTAAACTTTTTCTATAGTCGTGTTAGAAAAGCTATGTCTAGCCTAGAGGATACTACAATGTTTATCCCAAAGCTGGGAACCTTTAAGATTCGCAAGCATAGGATGGATAAGATGATTGAAGAAAAGGAAGAGCTGATAAAGAAACTAAACCCTCATGAGTTTACTAAGTATGATTCATACAGAAAAAACAAGGAGGATTTAGAAAAACTATACAAAATAAAAAATAAGTTTAATGAGCTGGATAAGAAACGTACTGAATTCCGTACAGGAACGGGTACAAAAGATTAAAGAAGCTTGGGGTAACCGGTTTCTTATTCTTGATGCAGTAAAGAACTACATGGCTAATGACTCAGAGATTGAAGCGTTAGCCACAACTAGAATGGATATTTGTAATGAGTGTCCATTATTAGATTTAAAGGGATCTAAATGTTTTGCTCCTGGAACGCAACCTTGCTGCGGGAGTTGTGGATGTTCTTTAAAGTTGAAGACAAGAAGCGTTGAAAGTTCTTGTCCAGAAGGAAAATGGTAAACTATGTCTGTAGCATTTACAGCAAATAACCACAAGTATGTAAGTATTGATGGAGAAGATATTCTCTGGACCAGTACTACATCTTTTATATCTAAGTTTAAAAAGCCCTTTGATAGGGATGGAGTAGCTGAAAGAGTTTCTAAGAGTAAAAAATCCAAGTGGTATGGTAAGACTCCTGATGAGATTAAGGCTATTTGGGATGGTGAGGCTTCTAGAGCAATGGACCTTGGTAACTGGTATCATGATCAAAGAGAAGCTGACTTGCTTGAATTTAACACTATTGAGCGTTACGGAAAGGAAGTTCCTATAGTTAGACCTATCACAGAGGGAGAAAAGAAGCTAGCACCCCCTCAAAAGCTCTCAGATGGGTTGTATCCAGAGCATTTAGTCTACCTTAAGTCTGCAGGTATATCTGGTCAGTCAGATCTTGTAGAGGTTGTTGACGGTTATGTACACATCACCGACTATAAAACCAATAAGGAGATTAAAGAAAAGTCCTATGTAAACTGGGAAGGTGTATCTCAAAAGATGTTACCCCCTGTAGATCACCTGGATGACTGTAATTTAAACCATTATAATTTACAGTTATCACTTTACATGTACATTATCCTCAAACACAACCGTAGACTAAAGCCTGGAAACCTGGTAATACAGCACGTGAAGTTTGAAAAGGATGGTGAAGATGAAAACGGATACCCAATTAATAGCAAAAATGCACAAGGAGACTATGTTATTGAGGATATCAAATATTATGAGCTACCTTATTTAAGAGAAGAGGTGGTTAACATGCTCAAGTGGCACAAACAAAATAAGTAATGCTGGTAAAATTATTTGATATTCAGAACGGAACTGTAATTCCTAGTGAACATAGTTATACATTGAACTTCCTAAAAGTGATTAGAGAGGAGTATCCTGAAGAACATTTAGACATCTATGCCTACTTGTTCTACATGACTTGCCCTAATCCAGATATGAATCCTTTCTTCAATATTCCCGATAGAGATAAAGAAGACCTGATACTCAGGGAGTTACGTACTGGTAAAGATTTCTCTGACTTTGATACAGATGAAGAGATGATTCAAGAAGCTTTAAAGAATTGTACTCTGTTATACGAGACTCCTACTTATAGAGCTTATAAGGGTATTGCTAGTATGTTGGACCGTTTGGCAGACTATATGATGAGAACACCAATAGAACATGGTAGAGATGGTAACATTAATCAGATAGTTAATGCAGCTGCTAAATTTGAACAAATACGAAATTCATTTAAAGGAGCTTATTCAGATCTACAGGAAGAGCAGAAGTCTTCTGTTAGAGGAGGTCAAAACTTATCTTATGATCAAATGTAATGAGTGATATCAGTATCTCATGTTATAACTGTAAGGAGCAAGTCTGGACAGAGGCAAAGTTCAAAGAAAAAAATGAACTTGTCAAGTTTATCCAAGAACTTTTTAAAGAGCCTGGTGAGTATAACTTCACTGAGGAGACTGAAATATTTACTGCCGAAGCTACTAAATTCAATAAATACGGGGTTTATTGTACAGCTCCATACATGTCAAAAGAATTTGTTGAGTACTGGGATGATCAAAAACAAAAGTGCCGCAATGGGGTAATTATCCAGGGAGAGAAAGACACCTGGTATCTTACTCGTGACTACTACATGTGGTTAAATTTTCTTCCCATCTACGACAAGGAAGAAAAGAAATACGGCTTTGCTAAGGTTAGGGATGCTCAGTATCATATGGCATTATATGAATGGTTGGCTGAAGCCGAATACAAACACGTAGCCATTCTGAAAAAACGTCAGATTGCATCATCATACTTTCATGCCGCCAAACTTCTAAATACTTATTGGTTTGAAGAAGGTGCTGTACTAAAGATGGGTGCATCACTTAAATCCTATGTTAATGATGAGGGTACATGGAAATTCCTGGACGAGTACAAGAACTTTCTTAATGAACACACCGCCTGGTACAGACCAGCAAATCCTGACAAAACTCTTTTATGGGAGCAAAAAATTGAGGTTACTATCAATGGGCGTAAGCAGAATAAAGGGCTTATGTCTAAGATACAGGGGATGTCTTTTGAAAAGAATGCCACCAAAGGAGTAGGGGGTCCTGTAACTTATTTCTTTCATGAGGAAGCAGGTATTGCTCCTAAGATGGATCAGACCTATGAATACTTAAGACCTGCCATGGCGTCAGGTCAGATTACTACAGGTATGTTTATTGCAGCAGGATCTGTAGGGGATTTGGAACAATGTGAACCGTTAAAGGACATGATCCTAAATCCTAAAGCCAACGATATCTATGCAGTAGAAACCAACCTGCTAGATGATAAGGGGAGTAGAGGAGAAGTGGGACTCTTCATTCCTGAACAGTGGTCTATGCCACCTCTTATAGATGATTGGGGAAACTCAATGATAGAGGAAGCATTGCTAGCTATTCAGGAAGAGAGGGCTACATGGAAAAGAGAATTAAGCCCTGAGCAGTATCAGCTGAGAATATCTCAGAAACCAACAAACATTGCTGAGGCTTTTGCTTATCGTAAAGAGTCACTCTTCCCTCAAAACCTTATCTCATCACAAACCAAAAGAATTGAGGATAAAAACTATCCTGTAGAACATCTTGAGTTAGATTGGGATGAAGCCGGCACTGGTATTAAAGCTAGCCGTAGCAGAAAGCAACCAATCAATACTTTTCCTGTAGATAAGCGTCAAGAAGATAAGACTGGAGTACTTTGTGTTTATGAGCGTCCAGTAGATAATCCTGAGTTTGGTATGTACTATGCTAGTATTGACCCCGTAGGAGAAGGTAAAACAACAACGTCTGAGTCACTTTGTAGCATCTATGTATATAAGAACCCTATTGAGGTAACAAAGATCACTGACGAAGGTCCTCAGAGCTTTGTAGAGGGTGATAAAATTGTAGCTGCCTGGTGTGGTAGATATGATGATATCAATAAGACTCATGAGCAGCTAGAAAAGATTATAGAATATTACAGAGCTTGGACTCTTGTGGAAAATAACGTGTCACTATTTATCCAGTATATGATTGCTAAACGCAAACAGAAGTGGCTGGTTCCCAAGGATCAAGTCCTATTCCTGAAAGATATAGGGAGTAATAGAAGTGTGTACGCAGAGTATGGGTGGAAGAATACTGGTACAATGTTTAAGAATCACTTAATAAACTATGCTATTGAGTTCCTTAAAGAGGAGATAGATATAGAGACTGATGCTGACGGCACCATTACTAAACGTATATTTGGTATTGAACGCATTCCTGATATTATGCTTATGAAAGAAATGCAAGCATACCAGCCTGGTGTAAACGTGGATAGACTGGTATCTTTTGCAGCTCTTATAAGTTTTGCCAAAGTGCAACAAGCAAATAGAGGATATCAGAAACGAATTGATAATGAGTCATCTGTAAAATTGGATAATACGCAGAAAATGACTAAATTAAATATGAGTCCCTTTAGACATATTGGAGGGGGCAACAAAGGTATTATGGGAGGTAAAGGAAAGCGTTCAGCTTTTAAAAATTTAAAGTAACATGCCTAAAGTTATAAATGCAATGCAGGCTAAGGCTGGTGCCAAGGTTGAAAAGAATAAGATGGGAACCTTGGAACAGCCAACTCAGTTTCTTCCTGAAAAGAAGAAGGATCAAGAGTGGGCTGCCTGGAATATAGATTGGATTGAAGTACAAGGTCAGAAGCAACTTAAAAGAAATGCTAGACGTTTGCTGAAGAACTACAAGCTTGCCAAAGGTATTATTGACAAGACTGACTACATTGTAGAAGAAGACAACCTATATGCAGATCTAGTAGATCAGCTTACTCAAGAAGATGTATCTGCACTTGAGATTAAATTTTATCCCATCATTCCTAACGTAATCAATGTTCTTATGGGAGAGTTTGCATCTAAGTATGCAAAGGTTACCTTCCGTGCTGTAGATGACATGTCTTACAATGAGATGTTAGAGCAGAAAAGAGCAATGATTGAAGAGACGATTTTATCAAACGCCGCGTCTGATATAATTACTAAGCTTGCTTCTCAGGGTGCAGATATGCAGAATCCTGAGATACAGCAGATGCTTTCTAAAGAGTCTTTGATGACTCTTCCTCAGATTGAAGACTTCTTCCGTAAGGACTATAGATCACTTGTAGAAGAATGGGCAGATCATCAGATGAAAGTAGATGAGGAACGCTTTAAGATGTATGAGCTAGAGGAAAGGGCTTTCCGTGACATGCTTATTACTGATAGAGAGTTCTGGCACTTCCGTATGGGAGAGGATGATTATGATATTGAATTGTGGAATCCTGTTCTTACATTCTATCATAAGTCACCTGATGTACGTTACATTTCTCAGGCTAACTGGGTAGGTAAGTCAGATATGATGAGTGTTGCTGATGTCATTGATAAGTATGGTTACTTGATGACTGAAGATCAGATTAAAGAGCTTGAGAATGTTTATCCTTCTAGAGCAGCTGGTTATGCAATTCCTGGTACACCTAATGATGGATCTTTCTATGATGGTACTAGATCACATGAATGGAATAGTATTGAGAATGGATCTTTAGGTTATCGTCAGTTTGTGGCTAACTATGACTTAGGTTTTAGTGGCGGTGGTGATATTGTAGACTGGATTTTAGGAGAGTCAGAAGATTTGTTTGACTTTGGTAAAACCTTCATGCTTAGAGTATCTACAGTTTATTGGAAGACTCAGAGACGTGTTGGACATCTTACTAAAGTATTAGAAGATGGTACAGTAATTCAAGATATTGTTACAGATAGTTATACTGTATTAGATAAACCTTTATACAATACAAATTCCTCAAGGCAAAAGACTAAAGAAAATGTAATCTTTGGTGATCATATTGATTGGGTTTGGATTAATGAAGTATGGGGTGGTATCAAGATTGGGCCTAATCATCCAACTTACTGGGGAATGACTAGTCCAGATGGAGTGAGTCCTATATACTTGGGTATTGATAAGCCAGAACCAGGTAGACTTAAGTTCCAGTTTAAAGGTGATAGTACTCTATATGGGTGTAAGCTTCCTGTAGAGGGTGCTGTATTCTCTGATAGAAACACCAAGTCAGTATCTCTAGTAGATATGATGAAGCCTTATCAGATTGGATACAATATTGTAAATAACCAGATTGCAGATATCCTTGTAGATGAATTAGGTACTGTAATCATGCTAGACCAGAATGCTATTCCACGTCACTCATTAGGAGAAGACTGGGGTAAAAATAACTTGGCTAAAGCATACGTAGCAATGAAGGATTTCCAAATGCTTCCTCTTGACACGTCTATTACAAATACAGAGAATGCTCTTAACTTCCAACACTACCAAGTATTGAATCTAGAGCAGACTCAGCGTTTGATGTCTAGAACACAGTTGGCTAACTACTTTAAGAACCAAGCGTTTGAAGCTATTGGTGTTAATGCTCAGCGTTTAGGTGGGGCCATGGAACAACAAACTGCTACTGGTGTACAGGCTTCGCTAGAGATGTCTTACGCACAAACTGAAACATACTTTATTCAGCACTCAGATCATTTAATGCCAAGAGTCCATCAGATGCGTACAGATCTAGCTCAGTACTACCATAGTAACAACCCTTCTGTAAGGTTGCAATATATTACTAGTGAAGGAGAGAAAGTAAACTTTAGTATCAATGGTACAACACTTTTGCTAAGAGACTTTAATATCTTCTGTACTACTAAAGCAAATCACAGAAGAATCCTTGAGCAACTTAAGCAGATGGCTCTTACTAATAACACTACTGGTGCTAGTATTTATGATCTTGGTAATATTATCAAGTCTGATAGTATTGGTGAGGTTACTAGTATCATGAAGGATGCTGAACAAAAACAAATGCGTGAACGCCAAGCTCAACAGCAACAAGCAATGGAAATGGAGCAGCAAAGACTTCAAATGGAAGCTCAAGAAAAAGAGATGGCTAGAAGATTTGAAGCTGAAGAAAATGATAAAGACCGTCAGAATAGAATTATTCAGGCTGAAATCAAAGCTTCGGGATATGGTGCTATGCAGGATATTAACCAGAATAAAGTTTCTGATTTCCAAGATTCACTTAAAGACATTAGAGAGACTGAAAAGTATAGAGCTCAAATGTCTCTGAAGCGTGAGCAGGAAAGCAATAAACAGGTTAACCAGCAGCAGACTATGGCTCTTAAACGTGAAGAAATTCAGAGTAAAGAGCGTATTGCTAATACTCAGTTAGAGATTGCTAGAGAGAACAAAAACAAGTATGATGTTCCTCAAGCAAAGAAATCTAATAAGAAAGAGAAATAGTACTTAGCTATATACTTCCAAAAAACACATGTAAAAGATAATGTAAAAGCAAATCTCTGAGGTTTATTCCTCAGAGATTTGTATATTAATAGTGAGAGAAAAACCAACTTAAAATGAGTGAAGAAAAAACTAACAAGGTAGAGGAATCTACCAATGTATCTCAGGTAGATATTAATCTAGATGAGATCTTTGGAATGCCAGGAGCTGAGTCAGTGACTCTTCCTGCAGATGAAGAAGCAGATAAAACTGCAAACGTTCTTTCAAATAAGAAGACAGATATGTCTTTTCTTGATGATGAAGAAGAAGCTGATACACCAGCTGCTGATTCTACAGACAGTACTGAACAAGGATCAGAAGATGCTGATAAAACGTCTTTTGAAGACTTGGTTACAGAAGTAGAAGGAGCAGTAGAAGAAGACGAAGAAAGTGAAGATGAAGCTCCTAAGAAAAGAGGCCGTAAGAAAATTGACGGTGTAGCAGATGTCTTCAGTAAGCTTATTACAGATGAGATGTTAATCCCATTTGATGATGATAAGCCTATTGAAGAGTACACTGCTAAAGATTTCCAGGAGTTGATTCAAGCCAACATTGAAGAAAGAGAAAGAAAAATTAGAGAACAAACGCCTCAAGAATTTTTCCAGTCTCTTCCTGAAGAGCTTCAGTATGCTGCTAAATATGTAGCGGATGGTGGTAGAGATCTTAAGAGTTTATTTAGAGCTCTTTCTCAAGTAGAAGCTACTAGAGAATTAGATCCTTCATCAGAGCAAGGCCAAGAAATGATTGTAAGACAATACTTGTCTGCAACAGGATTTGGTGATGCTGAAGAGATTCAAGAAGAGATTGATTCATATAAAGACATTGGTAGACTAGAGCAGCTTGCTAATAAGTTCAAACCAAAGTTGGACAGAATGCAAGAGCAGATTGTACAACAACAGGTGGCAGAACAAGAAGCACGTAAGCAACAACAGGCTGAAGCTGCTAATGCTTATATGGAAAATGTATATGAGACTTTAAAAGCAGGAGAGCTTGGTGGTATCAAGCTAGACAAAAAGACTCAAGCAACTTTGTACCAGGGTTTGGTAGAACCTAATTACCAATCAGTATCTGGTAGACAAACAAATATGCTAGGTCACTTGCTAGAGAAGTACCAGTATGTAGAGCCTAATCATGAGTTGATTGCTGAAGCTCTTTGGTTGCTATCTGATAGAGATGGTTACCATAGTAAGATTAAAGAAGGAGCTAAGGCAGAAACTGTAGAGAAGACTGTACGCCAGTTGAAGACAGAACAAAGTAAACGTCAGTCATCAACTGTATTAGAAGAAAAAGAAGTTAAGAAGTCTAGAGGACTACCTAGACCAAATAACATATTTAAAAGGTTTTAAACAATAATTACTAATCCTAAATTTAGATAAACATGGCAACTCCTGTTTTGAACAATGGTATCTTTTTGAGAGATACTTCTTACAAGGCGTCATCTCATGTTGATTCTTACCACTTGGCAAACATGCTAGGTAGTGCAGAACCAACTGATATGGGTCCTGTAGACCTTTGGGCTATGGCTCAAAAGGTTGAAATGCCACTATACCAGATGGCATCTTTTGGTGGTAAAAATACCATCACTGTAGACAATGCTCGTGGTGAGTATAAATGGCAAGTTCCTGTAGCTCAGGATCTTCCTTACATCATTGAAGACATTGAAGCTGGTAATGAGCGTAAAGGTATTGATGGTACTACTTTCAAAATCAAGCTTAACAAGCGTGCTTTTGGACATGGTGACATCATTACTTATGACAAGTACAACGGTGCTGAATTGTACATCACTGCAGAAGATATTCTTCCTGCTGGTGACGGATTCATCTACACTGTACAGTTGGTAAACAATGATAGCTTGAAGTTCTTGGATAACAAGTACTTGGCTTCTGGTACTAAGATCTTCCGTAAAGGTTCTGCACGTGGTGAGTACGGTGAGCGTTTCTCTGACATGGGTGATGTTTCTACTGGTTACCGTGAATTCTACAACTACGTAGGTGGTGCAGAAGCACACGTACACTACTCTATTTCTTCACGTGCTGACATGATGATGAAAGGTGGTATGCGTGCAGACGGTACAGTTCCTGTAACTGAGATCTGGAGAAACTTGGATAACAGCATGGATCCATCTATTACTAGCTTGGAAGACATGGTATCTAAGATGGGTAAAGATGCAGTTAAGCGTAGCATGGAGAACGGTACATTGAGCCGTACTTTTGTTACTAACTTGGAAGCAGCACACTTGTCTAAGATTGCTAAGGATATTGAAACTTACTTGATGTGGGGTCATGGTGGCCGTGTACGTCAGGACGGACCAGATGATGTACGTCTTTCTGTAGGTTTGTGGAAGCAGTTGGATAACTCTTTCAAGAGAGTATACAACAAGTCTGGCTTCTCACTAGATATGTTCAAAGCAGAATTGATGAACTTCTACCAAGGCCGCGTAGAGTTGGCTGGACCAGACCCACAACGTCAAATCATTGTACAAACTGGTTTGGGCGGTATGAAGCTTGTTAATGAAGCTATCAAAGCTGAAGCTAATGCTTCTGGTCTTTTGGTACGTGCTACTGACATTGGTGCAGTATCTGGTACTAACATGGACTTGAACTTTGGTTTTGCATACACTTCTTACGTTATTCCTTTCTTGGCTAACGTTAAGTTTGTATTGAACCCAGCGTTTGATAACCTACATACTAATGATATTGAGAACCCTCTAGTAGATGGTCACCCACTAAGCTCTTACAGCTTTGTAGTATTTGATGTTACTGAAAACGGTAATGACAACATCTACTTGTTGAAATTGTCTTGGGATAACCAATTGAAGTGGTTCTACCAAAATGGTACTATGGATTACATGGGACGTACACAAGGATTCCAGTCTTCTGGTAACTTCAACGGATACCGTGTATTCATGACACAAACAATGCCAGCTATCTGGGTTAAAGATGCTACTAAGGTATTGAAGATTGTAATGAGAAACCCTGTAACAGGAGGATCATTCTAAGAAGAATAGTAGAAGGGAGAGGGTAAAACCTCTCCCAATCTTCTTTAATTTGCTTGCTGTACACCTTACTTTATCAGGACTGGTAACCCTGGCAAGCATCAAGATTACACTAACTTAAAACCAAAAAAAATGAGTGTGACTATTGTAGAGAAATACCAAATTGGAAAGTCAGGCAAGATTAGTATCAAGCCTTACTTTGACCCAAGTATCAGTAACATGGGTCTTGAGAACTATCAGATGTCTCTAATGGATGGTGTATACCATGAAGAGCAACTTGCTTGTTTAGAGATTAACGGGATCAAGAGATATGTAACTGGACTTAATGAATTTGCGCCAGAAGTTAAAATGCTTCCTGCAGATGAAAGAGCTGCTAAGATCCGTGAGATCCGTGATGTGGTTGCATCACTAGAGCAAGACTTAGCTGCTAATGTTATTGATCCTGAAAGTAAAGACTTCTGGAAAGAGGTTAAGCTTTTAAGACCAGATAATGATGAGTTCTGGAGTAAGATTACTCTTAAGTGTGGTAATGACCCAGTATTTTTGGATCCTGTAAAGGACCCTTATGACTTAATTAAGTTATATGCAATTGAAGCCGGAGGGTTCTCAATTGTAACAAAAAGTTTGGAAGCTGCTAGGAGCAAACCAACCCCTCCTAAATTCTTCCTTGACAAGTTGGAGACTACGGCTGCTAACCGTACAGAAATTTCTAAGCTGCGCAATAAAGCATTGGCAGAACTTCAGAAGATGTATGACAAGCAAGCTAACAAGATGTTCTTGGTTGCTAAGGTTGTTGATGCTAATAGCACACAATACACTAAGAACACGCCTAATGATATCATCTACGAGAACATGGATAACTACATCAATGGTCTAGGAGTTGATAGAGATAAAAAGAAAACTGCTCAGGTATTCTTAGATGCAGCAAGACTCAGCATGGAAGTGTTGAAGCTTAAAGCAATTGTAAAGGATGCCACACAATATAGAATGATTACTACTAAATCAGATGGTATGATTTATGATCTAGACAGCGGAACAGCTCTAGGACGTACACCTTCAGATGTAGTAGGATTCTTGCAAAATCCTCTAAATGAAGAGGTTATGATGAAGCTGATGAGCAATGTAGAAGGAATGTGGAACTCCTAAATATATATAACCATGAGTGAAGATAAAGACTTTCAGATGGATGACAGCTTTGCTGATTTTGTTAATGAGCTAGAGAAGGCCCCTCAGCCAACTTGTAATCTGGAAAATCCTGAAGATTGTGAAGCTTGTGGTAGCTAAGTCCTATGAACAACACTACACTGCAAATTAAGTTTAAGCAAAGGCTAAACAAGTTAGCTAGTAACGACTATGATAATATAGAGTGCTGGCAAATAGTTGAAGCGTTTAACAAGGCTCAGATTGAGTGGTGTAGACGTCAGCTTCATGGGAACAATGTCTTTAAAGAAGGCGATGAGCAAAGTAAAATGCTCATTGATGATCTTCAAGAGTTATTGGAAACTACATCTTTACAGGGTATAGAATCTGATAACGTTTATGTAAGTAATTCTCTTCCCAATAATTATCTCTCTTTTAAGAGGGTCAGCACTTTAGCTAAAACTGAGTGCTGCCCTCCTAGGGATATGACTACTTATTTGGTAGAAGAAGCTAACATAGACATTATCTTAAGAGATCCTTTAAAAAGACCTGATTATGACTGGGGAGAAACTGTTTGTACTCTTTCAGGTGGAAGACTCAGAATCTATAGTAATTCTGATTTTACAATCTTCAAACCTACACTTACTTACTACAGATCTCCTAGAAATATTGAGATTGCCGGATGTAAAGATCCTTATACTGGCAGTATCTCAAATGGAGACGTGCCCTGTGAATTTAAGGATGACATTGTGGAAATCCTTATTGATGAGGCCGTAGCAATTATTGCTGGTGATATTATGGATGTAACAAATTACCAAAGAGAAATTGCTGCAGGACAACGTAATACGTAATAATTTTTGTATATTATAGTGTAAGGCACGTTGCTTTACACATAATCTTTTTTTGTTAATTTAAATTTTGAAATCATGGCTTATTTTCCCCATGCTTACAGAAAAGTTTTCATTGCCCGTGACGTAGACGTACAGGGTGGTGTAACTTCTGATGCTCTAGCTACTGGTCAAGTATCAGTTCTAGACAAAACCTTTACTTCAGTTGCACCTGGTGCAATTGCTACTAATGGTCTTTACATTTTGGCTCAAGGTAGCTTGCACAGTGTAGACAAAATTGGTCCTCACCACGGTGGTTACCAAGAGTCTGTTAAATCTAAAGGAATTAACCCTAAGTTTATTTCTAAGATTTGGACTAAAGATGCAGCAGCTGCTACTAACTCAACTGCTATTATTGCTTCAGCTGCTGGTACTTTTCCTGCAGGTAAGACTATCTTCTTGCGCGTAGATGTTAAAGGTTCTCCTGCTCTACGTTTCTTGGGACGTAACTCTTACTTTGTTGCTGATTACTTGACTGATTGTGATGATGCTCAAACTCCAGTAGATGCTTCTAAAGTAATGCTAGGTTTGGCTGCATCTATTGCCGGTGATCCATTGGTAAGCCCATTCCTTGATGTTTCTGTTGAAGAAGAAACTGCTCCTGGTGTTTGGACACCAATCACTGTTGCTAATAGCAATGGTAATGTATGTAGACTAGCTATTAGAGGTGCTTATGTAGACACTCAGTTTGGTGACTGTTCTTTTGATCCTAAAGATTACTTTGAAAAAGAGCCAGTACAAATTCTATTGTCTGAGTTGAATGAGTCAGGTGACATTTGTGTTAATGACTTTGAAGATGCTATATTAAATCCAGGTGTACAGGGTTCAGGATTTGGTGAGTCTGTTATCCGTGAGTTTATTCTTTCTAACCGTTACATGCAAGAGCCTTACAACAATGATCCACGTATTCGTGAGATTACTGATTCTATTGCTTTTGAGGTAGATAGAACTGCTTCTTACAAGGAGTACAACTTGCTTCATAGCATTCCACGTTCTTACAACCCTTCAGGTATGCACAACAGTGATCAATACTTGTTGACTGTTTACGCTCCTGCAGGTGGTGCTCAAGCTGCTGATATGGATACTTACTGGGCTGCTTTGGCAACTGCAGCAGATCTAGTAGTAGAGGCTTACTAACAAATAGTTAGAATTCTTAATAAAAAGGGAATGGGGTTTATACTCTGTTCCCTTTTTCTTTGATATAAACTTATTTTTTAGTAAATTAAATATGAGCCCCAGTGGTTAATTAATCTAATAATTATGGCCTCAAAACATGAATTAAGTTTAGAGATTCCGGAAACGGCAAATGCTAAACTATTTAGAGTTATTGATACAAGTTCTTACAGCAAGGACCTGGCAGTAGAGTGCCCAACTTTGCAGATCTTGTCTCCTGGTTTCAATGAGACTAGAGATGTTGAGGCTATAGCTGGCTTCAACTATGTTCTTAATGCTTGTACATTAGGTGTACAAACGTCAGGCTGTGATACAACTTCTGCAGATTTAGGTGATGGTATCTATGTGATCCGTTATAGTGTTTCTCCTAATGAGTATGTATACGTAGAATACAATCATTTGAGAATGACACAGGCACTTAACATGTACTATGAGAAGCTAGGAGAGATTGATTTAGGTGGTTATGATCCTACAGATACTCAACTAGAGTTGCTAGGTGAAATGAGACTAATTAAATCAATGTTTGACGCAGCTAAAGCAAAAGTAGAATACTGTCATGAACCTAAAGAGGGATATGAACTATTTGTTTATGCCCTTAAAAGACTAAAGAATCTTTGTGTTTAACTTAAAAATAGAAACCAAAATGGCTATTTGCCCTAACTGTAAATCAAAACTAAGCTGCAGTTGTCAGAAGAGAACTGCATCAGATGGAAAACAAGTATGCTCTAACTGTATGTCATCATATCAGCAGCGCATTCTTAAGAATAAATAAAATGGCAAGCAGAAGCAAAGTAATAAGTTTTACCGATAGTTCTGTTAAACTACAAAAGAACTACTCAGATGCGGTATACAAAGTGTTCCTAGAAGAACGCTATGGTATTGCACCTTGTGGTAAAGGTAAATCTATGGAGCAGCTAGAAGCAGAGAAAATGCTCTGTGACTGGAAAGTTTTAAAAGGTGCTGAAGATCTATCAGATACTCAGTTGAGATACTTTGCTAATCTTCCAATTTATATTGACCAGAAAGCTGGTACAGTTACTAATGACTCACACTATAGATTTGCTGGATCAGCATCTAATAGAAATGCAACAGTGACTTACAATACCGGTTTTAACGGAGAGCAGAATATTGTAGAAATTAATGCTGGTGGTGCAGTAACAAGAATTAACCTTAACTCAATTATTAATATTGATAACACTGAGTTAGATAAATACACTCACTACCAAGAAACTCCTTCTACTGTATGGACTATTGTTCATAATATGGAGTTTGTACCAGGTAACGAATTAATTACAGACCTGGATGGAAATGAAATAGAAGGTGTAACTAGAGTAATAGATCTTAATACTATTGAGATCACCTTTAGTGAAGCTATAGCAGGATATGCATACGTGAGTTAAGATGGCACAGAATAAAAAGATATTTTATAGTAACATAAGTCTTGCTAAGAATGAGCTCTTAGATGCTAGGATTCAAAACAAGACTACTGCTCAGAGACAGGCAATGTCTTTAGGTGCTACGCATTCTGGTTTAGCTGTATGGGATTTAGACCTTGCAGCTTTATTTGTATGGCAGTATGACCATTGGGTACGTGCTGAGGCAGACCCTGGTGATGTTCTTAGATGGAATGCAGCTTATGATGATTCTGTAGTAGGTATTAACATTACTCAGGGTACTGATACTACATTTACTATTGAAAGAAGAAACAGTGAGAATCTTACTGCAGTATATAGAAGTGGTTATGAGCATAATCAAAACACACCTTCTAACACTTGGGTAATTAATCACAACTTAAATAAAAGACCTTCAGTAACAGTTATTGATTCTGCAGGCACTGAGGTAGAGGGAGCAGTTACTGTAGACTCTCTTAATCAGATAACTATTGTTTTTTGTTCAGCCTTTTCCGGAAAGGCATTATTAAATTAATATATATATTAAATAAAAATTAGTCATGGCTAAAAAGTTTTTAACCAGCATTGACCTCTCAAAATGTGAGTTAATCAATGCTTCAATCCACAACCTGGCTACTGCCCCATCAACTCCTGCTGATGGTCAGGTGTACTTTGACACAAGTGATGCTCAAATGTACTTCTACAATGGTAGTAGCTGGCAAGCAATGGGTGGTGATATTAGCTCTGTAGAGATTATAGCAGGTGCTGCAATGAGCGGTAGTTTGTCTGTAACTAGAGGAGCTTTTTCTACTACTCTTGATGTTAACACTGACGGTGCTACAATTGCCGTTAACGGTGAAGACAATCTTTACGTTATAAAAGATGCTGAGTACTTAGAGACGTTCTACAATACTAACGGAAGTTTGACTTCTGCACGTACTGTAACTCTAGGAGCTCATGATCTTACATTTAATGCAGGTGGTACAGGTAGTTTAACTATTGAAAGTGATCTTTACTTAGGTACTGCAGGTTCTAGCACAGGTACTCTACACTTGGGTGCACTTGCAGATGGTTCTAGTAGCCAGATCTTGTTTGAAGATGGTTCTGCTCCTCTTGGTGAAATCCGTTTTGCACACAATGTAGGTGACTTCCAATTCCGTATTTCAGATTCTACTTTCTTGCAGATTGATGGTACTGCTGGTAATGCCGGTATCAAAGTAAACAAAGGTTCTCTTGTATCAAGTGAATTTGCTCTTGATGTTACAGGTAATGCTGGTGCAGCAGGTCCTGCACGTTTGGAAGGAATGCTTGAGACTACTACAGAGTCTAAATTGGTTACTGTTACAGATGCTGGTGTTCTTGAATACAGAGTATTAACAGGTCTTGATGCAGATGGTACTCTTAAGAATATTGGTAGTCACGATCTTTCAACAACTGCTGCACGTACTCTTAGTGTACTAGATAATACTGCTAGTGCGTTTGCTATTAAAGAAGGTGCTAACAGCATTCTTGATCTTACTACTACAAACGGTTCAGAAAAAATCACTCTTGGTTACAGTACTGAAGTAGGTGGTAACTTGACTGTAAACGGTAACCTTACTGTTGTAGGATCTCAAACAAATGTTTCTGTAGAATCTACTACTGTACAACTTGGTGATTCTTACTTGAGCTTGAACTCAGGATGGGATAGAGGTCTTGATGCAGTTAATGATGCTGGTTGGGTTGTTATCCGCGGTGCTGAACAAGGTAACGTATCTGTTGTATGGAAAGAAGAAGAGCGTAAATTCTACCTTGCTAATGTAGGTGATGAAGATGGTGTGACGGATCCAGCTAACGTTGGTATTGTAGACACTGTTGCTCTTCACGTAGGAGCTTTGACAGCAGATGATGCTGCTGTTATTTCTGGTAGCTTGAGCATTGGTACTATTGCAGAAGATAACGCATCTTCTATTATGGGTATTGATGGTAACGGTCTTGTTACAACTGTTAGCACGTCTTCTATTGTTGCAGGCGGTATGACCTTTAAGTACTCTGATGATGAAGGTTCTGCTACAGCTCTTGCCTCAACTTCAGAACTTACTATTAATGCTGGTGAAGGTCTTACTGCAAGTGGATCTGGATCAACTATTACTCTTGAGGGTGAAGATGCTACTGCATCTAACAAAGGTATTGTTGAGTTAGCTACAAACACTGAGACCAACGCAATGGCTGATACTGCAAGAGCAGTAACTCCTGCAGGTCTTGCTAAGCTGCGTTTCACAGATGTTGTTCCAGGTGGTGCTACAACGGTACCTATTGGACACGGTTTGAATTCTTTGTTCTGTATTGTACAGGTAATGGAATTAGCAACTGGTGCTACAGTAGAATGTGATGTACGTAGAGTAGATCCTGATCACGTAGAACTAGACTTCTGTGTTGCTCCTGAAGAAGGTGCATTGCAGGTAATGGTTATGAAGGTAGCCTAATTAAAGGTTAATCCTTAAATTTACTACTATACAAATATCTTAAGATGAAGAAGTTTCTTAGTGATGTATTAGTAGATTGTAATCTAACGGTAAGCGGCACCACTTCACTTGGTGCTGCTACCGGGATTACAGCAAGTGCAGAAGATAACTCTACAGCTTTAGCTACTACAGAATGGGTTACAACTCACGTATCTACTAATGCCATATACAGTTTAAGAGTACCAACAGGTACTACCAATATTAGACTCTCCTCTGGTGGGGTTACAGAAGATGTGACAATCTCTGCTACTGGAGCAGCAGCTGTATCTAGAGTTTCTGATTCAGAGATTAGAATTACATCTTCTAATGATGTAGATTATATTTCAGATGTATCTCTTAGTGGTTCTACCCTAAGCTTTACAGGTATTAATAATGCTTTTACAGGATCTTTAGATCTTTCAGCATTAAGTGCACAGCTTACAGATATTGAAACAGTATATGCTACTGTACGAAATGTTTCAGGTATTTTTATACCAAAGGGAACTCCACTTGCTACAGTAATAGGTCAGACTTCAGGAAATGTTTCTGATGTTGTTCCTGCAGATGCCTCTGATCCTGCTTTTATGCCTGCATTATTTGTTGCAGATGAAGATATTGCAGAAGAAGCAGAAGGTAGAGCTGTAGCTTATGGTGAAATTAGAGGTATTGATACCTCCCTTTATCCTTCAGGTACTACAGTTTATGTAGCACCAGGGGGTGGTTGGACAGACATTAAACCAACCGGAACAGATTTAATTCAAAACCTTGGTGTAATTACCAAGCAACATAACACCAATGGTGGTGGTATTGTTACTGGTGTTGGTAGATCTAATGATGTACCTAATATTCCACAAGGATATGCTTGGGTAGGTAATGCAAATGGAGTTGCAACTCCTACATTACTTGGATCTTTAGCATACAGTTCTGCTACCTATGATAATTATGGTAGTTGGAACTTAAAGACTAACGGTGTACAGCGTACTACTGTACAATCTGGTGGTAACTTAGATATTGTTGCTGGTACTGATATTAGCGTAAGCT